GTTGTCAGTGATAGGCAAGTCAGAGGCATATAGTGCCTTGAGTACTGTGCACTCACCGAATACACGAGTCTTGCAATCGAAAGGAAGCAGGTTCTCGTTAACCCAGAAACCCAAAGACATGTTTGGGTTCATGATGAGGTTAAGGATTGCACGACGGCTAACGTGTGTGTACTCGTAGATGTTGCCCTTGGCGTATGCAACCTGAACGATTGCACGCATTGGATCAACAACCATACGCTCGACACAGTCAGACGTACGGCAAGGAATGTTGATGAACATGAATGAAAGAAACAATTGAACTGATGCGTCCTTGATGACGCAAGACCTAGCAGCCCGACTCAAACGGGCAGGGTGTCGGTGCACCGTGCTGGTGTGCCATGAGCAGATGATGCGTGTGGCTCCGCTGTATGATTTGACACATGATCGTGTGTCGTCTGCCACATCCTCCCGGTCAGATACCCATGCCGGTGGTCGTCATCTAGCGGTGCTCCGCTGCCGATGTGCTTATGAAGTTGTCAAGGTTCTGAGGCAGTGAGTGGTGATTGAAGATCGAGACTCTCCTCCCCCTTAGCAGGGAGAGTCGAGATCAAGATCATCAACCACTCATCTGGATCTACCATAACAGCACTGCAACCATTGCCAACTGGTCATGGTGTATCACCTTGCTACCACAGCAGCTGAAAACCATTGCAACAACGGAATGATAAGTCTTTGGTCAGCCAACAATCAGTGCTGCTTATCATCTGTAATCCATTGCTGTCACTGGCTTTCTCAACATTCTCAATAAACGCAAACAGATCGCGAGAGATTGACGCACGCGATCCAACTACCGCGCCCGCCTGACGCGCCCGCGTTTCATCTAAAACCCAGTGCCATCCGTTAGTTTGTAGAACTAACGAGGCTTGCGAGCACCCATTGGGGGGCCGCGGCTCCTCGATCTATCGATAATAGGCTTCAGAAAATTATGTCATTTTCCTAGCCAAGCCTTAGCCACCATCGGAAACTGCTGAATAATCAGTTGTTTACACTCATCAGCGACATCCTTATGCTCTTTCTGTGTACCATTAGCACATCTTAGCTCACAATAATGAATCCAAGACCGCAAAGACCCATTCATGTACATTTTTGTCGGTGTACAAAGCGGTAAAACCTCTCTTGCACATTCTTTAGCGACACCATCTTTAAGCATTGACTCATAGATCTGTGTAGCTTGTTGAAAATGATGTTGTAGTCGTAGTTGGTAATGCTGAAGCGTAAAAGCATCGAGGTCATCAGTACTATTCTGTCTGTTTTTTGTATCTTGTTTACGTAACTCAGGAACACCAATAGGATCAGTGACTTGAGCATAACGCTGACTAAACTCTTGAAAGGAGAAACTACGATGACGTAGTATCTGTGCAGCTATACTTCTAGTTGTATTTATTTGTACACACATATTGACCATCTCAAAGGGAGACCAATGTTTATGTGTAATGAGATATTTAATTAGACGACCACTGGTCTCAGTGTTGTCTTGATTATCTGGATTAGACACCCTAGCCATATAAGCTACAAGGTTGTCACCATCAGGTGTAGAGTGAATTAATTTTACGTGTGTCATACAGTATGAATAGTGATATCAAGATGTCCCATTAATGGACATAGCGATATCCGGATTCAAGCTCGGTTAAAAAACAAATAAACCTATTTATTTATCTATTTTATACCCAGTGCTTACAGGATATCCATTCAGCGGATATCAGTAAAGGGGAAGGATGTCTTCCCCTAAACCTACAGAAAGAGGGATCCACCCTTTCCTTCTCCCTGTATACGGGTCGGGTTTCTCCTAAACCCAGGTAGGGACTGACTTTCCGCCAGATTTACCTCTAGCTTGTCTTCGTTGGTCAACGTTCATACCAAAGACCATGTGATTAGCTGCAGCTTCAGGGTTATCGAACCATTCTTCCATCATGTCTTGCCATTCATCTTGCTTACGTTGCTTGACTGCTTCATGAGCAGAAATAGCCAAAGCATCAGTAAAGTATTTCACACCTTGAGCTAAGCAATCAATTCTGTCATCATGTCTTACTGCACCTTTTTCACGGCACATACGGGACATTTGATAGAAGAGCATATACATGAGACGTTTTTCTGGAGCTTCATCAGGGTTTGATTTAAAGTCCCATTCAATTACACCTTTGTCAACGACGAGCCTGTGCTGGTTAAGTACAGGTTCAAGCGCATCAATGATTCGGTCTTCCTTACGCACATTGGCACGGACCTCTTCGAGGTCAATGGCTTGTTGGGTCTGAACGAGATGTTTCTTGAACAATTCACAAACAAGGCCATCGCCAAAGTTAGTTTCAATAACGAGTTTCGTGACATTGTACTTTTTACATCCTTTTAGAATATCGAGAAGTGTTTTGTCGCTGTACCCGTCTCTATAAGCTCGCATGTTGTGCAAGTACAGGAAACCGTTGCGTTGGGAGATATAAGCTGCCGTTGTTTCATCCGTTCCACGACCCGACGGGTCAACCGAGCAGATTGTCTCGGCGTAAGGATGCCATTCTCCTTGGAGCTGCATTGGACTGTAGAAATAATCCCCAGGTAATCCAACAGTTGGTAATTCTTTGAGTACGTTCTGTGGATCGGAGCACCAAACCACGTTGTCAGGAGCAGTGGAGGGATTAACGCTAGTGACAACAAGGTCGCTACATTTGAGGGGGAACTTTTCTGAGTCAGACAAGCTGGTGTCCAGCATGAACTGAAGCATGAAGTTAGAGCGTCCCATTGCTGCCTCACGTTCGAGAAGATCATCATCAGCAAAGCGGTCAGGGTCAGTTACGTCCCAAGGTTTTGCACCATCATCAATCTGTTCCTGCAGTTGAGGTGCTATTAAGCCTTCGTAGTTAGATAGTTTTCTAGGTACACGAGCAGGCCAAACAAAGGGACGATAGTTACGTTCTGCTAGCTTGCGATAGATAGTAAATGTTGTCTGTGGTGTACCTAAGTACATGATGCGGGAGTCATTCTTAGGAGTAAGAATGGATTCAGCTTCTGTACAAAGTTGTAGAAGTTTCTCCCTCATCATTTCAGTCATTGAGTTACCAGGAACTTCAATGTCGTCTAGAATCATTAAATCGGCGCGACTTCCGGTGAGCTGTCCAGTGATGCCCACCGACTTTACGGATGGAGCCTGGTGGGGAGAGCAGTTCACATCGAAGCTTATTCTTGACCACCTTGCATCGTCGGACTTCGGGCGTAAATGAGAAAGCCATGGTGTTTCAATGATTAGTTTTTGTAGGAAGATAGACATGTTGTCAGCCCGCTCTTTAGAAGCGGAGATGATCATGATCTTCTTTTCGGGGTTATTAAAGAGAGTCCACAAAACAAAAGCACCAGTAATCCAGCTCTTACCAACTCCCCGAAATGCTTGGATCTGTAGACGCTTTGGACCGTGTTGAATGTAATCAGCAATTGCATATTGAGCACGGGTAGGTGGAGGGAGGTCCAGTTGATCCCATAAAGCCTGTAGAAACAGCTTGAAATCGGCCTGTATGGCCTCTAAAACTGTGGACATATACTATTCACCAAATTCATATTGGCCAAAATCGGTATTAGAAAGACCTCTAGAAGGTTTTAAAGAGGCGTAAGCATCAATAAACTGTTGGACAATACCGTTGGCATTGTTTATAGCTTTTTTACCTTTGTCTACGACAAAATCTTTAGCTGTTTGATAGCCTTTTTCTTCCATTTCTGAAACGGCACCGTCGGTGTAATTGTCAGCGATTTCAATAAGTTCAGGAGCCATAGCCATGAAAGGATTAACAAAACCAGCAAACTTGATTCCCTTTTTAGCTGCCATCTGTAGGTATGAACTTAGTGTTGGATGCCTTGCTAAATTTGTACGAAACCGTCTCAGAGCAGCTTGATCTTTGATATGGATACTTTCGGGAATACTATTAGGATCAGCTAAATCATCATAATATTTAGAATCAACAACGGTTATAGCCTCTTGTGCAGGATTGTTGTAGACACCGCCTTTGTGTTTTTTGACAGCAGTTTCTACATTATCTTTGAGGAAAGCGTCAGATTCAGTTACACGTAAAAGCCTGTCAGGGTCACCAGGCGCACCTGCAGTAATGTTCCGTGCATTTAGTTGATTTGCTTTGTGCTCATTTCGGGTGCCTTTAAGCCCATACATTTTAGCTTCTGCATTGATTTGTCTAGACTCAGCTTCAAATCTGGCACGTTCAGCAGCTGCAGTGTCTGTAGAGGTAACGTCAAACTTGTTACGTTTGGCAGTAGCTGCAGCCCGGTTAGCTTTTCTAACGTCTCGGCTTTTACGTTTGAGACCTACTAACCTGCCACGTTTGTCTCTAACAGTTTCAACCTTCCACTCTGTACCCTCCCATTTTGGGATTCCAAGGTCTGATTTAGCATCTGCTGGACCTTTGTACTTTCCTGACTGTAGCCCAGCTAAAAGTCGTTTTCGATATTCTTCCCAAGTAAGTTTAGAAACAGTAGGCATTAAAAAAGCCGCCCCATAGGAGCGGCGGATATAAAGTTGTCTTAGTGCAACTATTGGGTATGAGTTGCTAGTACGTATTCACGTAGACGATTAACGCCAAACGTCATACGCATAAAATCTAAGTAGTGTTGACTTGCTTTTTCCTGATTACACTTGATACACGCTGGGACAACATTTCTGTAGTCGCCACCTCCGTAGCAACGAGGATGCACGTGATCAAGAGATAGTTCGTTAAGTTCATAAGTTCCTCCGCAATAGACACATGTACAGTCAAAATGTTCTTTGATACTGCGCCTCCAAAGGCGCTTGGCTTCAGAGGATGACATGGCTATTAGGTTGTATAAATAGTGATCAGGAGTTGGAAGCAAGGGGGTCATTAGGCGTGGATTCCTTTCTTACTGCGATTGGCCTTTTTAGATGCAATACGTAAACCTCTAGAGGTGTGTGCTGCATCTTTATTGTCATGATTGCCGTAAGTGCCTAATTTTCGATTTGCTTTGTTGGCATTTATTTTAAGACGCCTGCCATAAGCAGTCTTTTGATACTTGGATTGTTGCTTTAAACGCCTGCGATTTGCTGCAGGGTTAGCGTCGTAATAACGTTGTGTTCTACCTTTTGCCATACAGACGAGTTTGTACCATTTCAGGATCTACTTTGGGTAGAATGGTAGATAGTTTGTCTAACGGGTTACCGTCATAGGCAACACCGGAAATATCGTTTTTGTGGAGCCAATCACACGCAGCCTTGAGGTCTTGTGCGGTGGCTTCTCCAGCTTTAATACGCTTTAAAAATTCATTAGTAACTAAATTATGAAGCTCATTAAACTGGTCTTCAGTTGCTTTCTTTGACATCAGCTTTCTTTGCCCGTGGTTTACGTACCTTGGGTGATTTGATCTCGTAGCGACCAGATTCGGAATACAGACGGCTCAATGCCTTTTCGGCACTATCGAGTGTGTCGTAGTTACCGATTACTTTGTCAATAAAGAGATCTACGAGTTGGTGGGACATAATTAGGTGTTTCTTAGTACTATTTGGTCTAGTTTGTTTTCAATACGTACCATATGATCTTCCATACGTTTAACCATTGTTCCTAGGTCCGCCTTAGAGACATAGTCTGTAGCTACACCTAGTTCAATGGCATCAATACGACGATCTAAACCGCTGATGCGATCATGTACGTTGTTTATTCTTTTGTGTAGTCTGTTGTTCAAAGCAGCTCCTGCTGTAATAGAAGCTATGACAACAGTGACGAGCGCTTCAATCATTTAAAGAGACAATAGGGACGATATCACTGCAGAGACTTTCGACACGTGTTCCAGGTCTAAAGGTAAACCCTTTTTGCTGTAACTCAGCACATTTAAGAGCACGGACAATCTCATAATCAAGTCTTAGTTTTTGTTCATGCTTTCTAGCAATACTCTTGCATAGCTCGATCATGCCACCATCTAAAGGTACGGCAAAATTGAGTTGCATTCCCCAGTTACCTGTACGAGTGTACGTACTATCAGTTGGGATAGTGTCACTGCCCATATAAAAAGGAGATACCTGCATAGTTGTTCCGTTACAGGAACTATTAGGTCCAAAGTATTGACGAGACGGTGCGCCATTGTTCTGAAATTGCACCGCCTGATTAGTAACATTGCCAGTTGCAGCTGCTACCGGGTTAGACGTATTATTTACAGTTGGTTCTTCGTTTGCTACTGCAGGTGTTACTGCGAGAAGACTGACAAGGATGTAATGGTAGAGACTTGATCGATAGTTTCTGTGATAGTAGTATCTTCGATCACCCCTGCTGCTCTTGTCGTCAGTTCTAACTGGAAGTTTTCTCCTGCGGTGGTTACGGAATAAGTAGTCGCAGAATCGTTGATATGCGAACTTGGGGTTACATTGTGACCAGACCATGATGAATAAGCACCACCATAGATCTCAGTTTCAATCGTACGATCA